ACGGAACGAGTGTTCGATGAAAGATCTCAAACTCGATGACGTCTCATTAACGGTAGTATCGTTGAGGTCATTATGAACATTAAGAATCACGATGATCCTTACTACAAGATTGGCGACATTCTCGTGACCGGATCACATTACATCAAGGATGGTAATGTGTACAAACAGGTCAATAACTTTTCGGGTGCTGAAGCGACTACTCAAGTTGACCCCGTCGTGTCTTGTATCATCACGAACGATCACCAGGTCCCCGTCGGTGATTTCATCTTCTGGGATTGGGAGGATAACCTTCTCTCAACATGAAAACTGGGTCACTCACAGTCCTAAACAAAAAAAATATATATATTATAATTATGTCTCAAGGTGAGACTATGATACTAGTCGTGGCAATGGCGTTAGGTGCATGCTGTTGCAGTCTCTCTTCATCAGGCGCAGCTATGGCATTCGTTTTCGGGAAGAATTTATTTGGTGGTGGTGGTGCTGATAAACAAAAACTCATTGCGTATTATACTGATGTAATGGAACGCACAACAAATGAGAGATTAAAAGGACAGATACCAACCATTATTGAAGCGATCAATGTGGTACCATCCAGTGGTAAGGACGAGTATTGGGCTAAAATGTGGGCGCAGACACAAAGTGATAAAGATAAGTTTTACAAAATGGCTGGTCTCGCATAATTTTGTTTACATACAGTAAGATGGATATAGTGTCTAAAGCTTTGGCTTTACCTATACCACTACCTAATGAGTATGTTCAGTCACTACCTAGGATACCCAAGGGTAAAAAGTTTCCTAAACGCGTGTGTAGGGATGTAAAGGTAGGTGAAGATGCATCTAACGCGGAAAAGTCCAGGCTCAATACAGACGAAACCTTCACACGAATGTGTGGGGATGACATAACTAACGCAGAAAATGAAGAAGCGATGGGACAACTCATTCCATTAATCATTCTCTTAGTACTGTGTTGTTTGTGTGTATGTCTATGATATCCGCCGGTTCGTGGCTATAGGTGGTGGAGTCTTCAAAATATAGATCACAAACCAAAACATCTCATCGTCGCCCTCGTGCTAAAAACGTCTAATTTTAAAAACCCTTTTAAAACTCGTATAGAATATGCGTTTTAAAAATGATTATTTAGACTTCTTATCCGGATACTCTGAAGCTTTTTTAGGTGTTTTACAGATCGTGTCCCCACAATGATCCCTATTCTGATACACGGCGTTTATAGAAGTTGAAATTTCCTCGCAAGACTTAAGAGACCAACGTCCCAATTTAGGTTTTTCAACTTTAACAAAAATGTCATATACTTTCTTGAACATTATCTACATAGATGAGTTTCTATTTAAGTGGGTTGTCGGGTTTGAAGAAGTCCTTAAACGGACACCCTTCACACCGTCTATGACGTATCGCACATTTAATTGCATCAGGGTTCTCAATACAAGTATTTTTTACAGGTTTTTTCCGTTGTCGATAAGTTCGTCGACGCCCAATAGTGTAAGTAAGCAATGAGGATTGACCTAGAGCTAACATACTATCCTCAGTATTTTCATTTTTAAATAGCATTAACAGTGCATTTTAAAAATGATTTTTGATTTAATTTACTAACATACCGAAACCAACAAATTAGTTGGAGAAGGCGAGACCACCCATACCGGACTGGATGCGGAGGACGTTGTAGTTAGTGGCGAACATGTGCATGGTGGTCGCGTTGTTAGCGGCACCCATGGTGACGGCGACCTGCGCGTTGTCGATGCGCGAGAAGTTGCAGGTACCGGTAGGTTGGTGCTCCTCGGGCTTGAGCGCGAAGGAGTACGCGTACACACCGGGGTAAGGGGTACCGGTGTGGTGGTTGAAGGGTTGCACCTGGTTGAAGTACTTACCCTTCTGAGCCTTGAAGCGATCCTGACCGTTGAGGATGAGCTTGAACTCGGACAGAGGACCGACGGCATCCTCAGTGAAGGTGGCGTTACCACCATCAGTACCGAGGGTGAGGAGAGGGGAACCGTAGACCGAGGGGGAGATCACACAGTTGGACACGAGACCCTCAACATTGGAGTTGAGAACGATGTTCGCGTCAGTGGACGCGGAGGTGAAGTTCCACAGAGTGTTGGGGTTGGTGGCGACGTTGGAGAAGCACCACACAAGCTCCTTGACGGGGTGGTTGTACGAGAGGCGGACCTGCTTGGTGGCGGAGGCATCGACGGTATCGGCACCAGTGTGCTGCACCTGCTCGATCAGGTACTCGTGACCCTTCTGGGCGAAGCGGCGACGCTCTTCGGTGTCCAGGTAGATGTAGTTAGCCCACACCTTGAAGGTGTTGGCGTTGCAGTAGGTGGTGAAATCGGACGCAAGGTCGATGTCGACACGGACTTCATGGTACTGAAGGGCGATCAGGGGCAAGTACAAACCGGGGTTCCTGTTGAAGAAGAAGAACAGGGGGAGGTAGACAGACTTGCCGGTCACACCAGTGGTCATCTTACCGTACGCAGCCTTCTTGGACTCGTCGAGGTAAAGCTCGGAGTACAGACGCCACCACTTCTGGTAGTGCTTGTCGACACGCTGACCACCGATGGAAAGCTCGACGTTGTTGATGGCGCGCTCGGCAACCCAGCAAGCAGTGGTCGACGCGTCGGTGGCGGAGAGGAGTTCGATGTACATGTCGCCGACGAGATCACCGTTACGGGCGACAGTCACGGACACGCGACCGGAACCAGCGGCAGTACCGTTGACGGTCTGCTCGATGTTCTCCATCGCGAAGTTAGTGTGGCGCTTGTATTTCGCCTGGAAGAAGGTCACCTCAGGGTTACCGGTAAGGTAAACATCCTGGGCGCCGTAAGCTACGAGTTGCATAAGACCACCGGCCATTTTGAGAGTTGTTGTACTCTATACAGAGAAAATAATTCCCGGGGAACGCGCATTTATCGGTTCCAAAAATTCTCAGTCTACAACAAATGTCGAAACAGCCTGATGAAATTGAAGAAGGGGAAATCATCCAAGACGATTATTCGGATGAGGAGGAGGAGAGTATCATCGATGTTGATCAGGAAGATGATGAAGATGAGGTGGATTTACCCGAACTCCTCGGAACATTTTTCGCCACAGACAATGGTGACACTGTATGCAGCGCTATCGTAGATATTTCTACCCATATGCAAGTTCAAAATAAGATTTTAGTGAAAATCCTTGCCCAACTTCAGAACATGAAAAACTAATTAAAAGAAAAGATTGTATAATTAATAATATGGAAAACACTCACTTCATCGATAAGGAACCCAACAGGTATGAAGCCTCACGGACTCATAAACAGCAAATTCAGTCGATGAATGAGGAACAGATTATGAATGTGATGACCAAACTGGAAAATGCTTGGGATCTTCACACGAAAGATTTTTCAGTTCGCGTAATCTGGGGTATAGGCAATTCATAGATCGTTCTTATTTTGACGAGTATGGGTCTATTTCACCGTCGAGAATCGATCTAATGTCGATCAGAGACCTTAAAAAAAGACATACGGATTTCATCATCGAACTGAGAAATCATGTGAATAATTTAAAAAAACAAAAGCGTGACGTTGATGTTAATGGTATGAGCATCGATAAACGGATCGCCAACATCATCCTGCACGTTGAAGATGGTTTCGAAAACATTAGAAGACATTACATTTCTTATGAACGTGTCGATACACCAACTATCGATCCCCAATTCCCACGTTTCTCTGATCCATCTACGATGAATGACGACGACATCGAACAAGCTACACCTTTTCAAAAATGTCTTTTGTTTACCCTCGAGGAGACGTATAAGTGTGGTTACCGTAGATACAAGGGTCATTGTTGTGAAGAGATTAAGACTGTAGAGGGTCATCGAACCCGTGCTTGGTCTCCTAAATTCCCAATCGATAAATTCGTATATTCCCTTGCACGTAAGGATTGTATGTTTGATATCTGGAAAAACTTTACGAGTAGGGGTTCTATCGCGAGAGATGTGATTGATAACATCTCGAAGTGTATCGATCCCCAGTTCCCCGAGATTAGTAAGAGGAGACATGTGTGGTCATTCAGAAACGGTGTTTTCGTGGGTAAAGAATGGATCCCAGACCGAGGTGTACACGAATGTAGATTCTACCCGTACGATAGCAAAGAGTTTAAGTGTTTGGACCCCACCATCATCGCCTGTAAGTATTTCGATCAGCAGTTTGATGACTTCTCACACATCGAAAGATGGCAGGATATCCCAACCCCCAATTTCGATAAGGTTCTGAAATACCAGAAGTTTGAGGATGAGGTGTGTAACTGGGCGTATGTGATGGGTGGTCGACTTTGTTATGACGTCGGTGATCTCGACGCATGGCAGATTATCCCCTTCTTCAAGGGTATTGCGAGGTCTGGTAAATCTACCCTAATTACCAAGGTTTTTAAGAAATTTTACGAAAACGAAGATGTTGGTACGCTTTCGAATAACATCGAGAAGAAGTTTGGACTTTCCGCTATTAAGGACTGTTTCATGTTTATCGCTCCTGAGGTGAAGGGTGACCTCGCACTGGAACAGGCTGAATTTCAGTCTATTGTATCAGGTGAAGATGTATCCATAGCCGTCAAGAATAAGACAGCTTTATCAATTGAATGGAAAGTACCTGGTGTGTTGGGTGGTAATGAAGTACCCAATTGGAGAGATAATTCGGGTTCCGTACTTCGTCGCATTCTTACATGGAATTTTACTAAACAGGTCAGAGAGGCTGACCCCCAACTAGACGAGAAGCTCGACCGTGAGATGCCCATGATTCTTCTCAAGTGTGTCCGTGCGTACCTGGACTATTCGAATAAATTCAGGAATAGAGATATTTGGAATGTAGTACCCCCATATTTCAAGCTTATCCAGAAGCAGGTAGCCATGGTTGCGAGTACACTTACAAACTTCATGGAATCGACTCTGATTACCTATGGTGAGGACATGTTGTCCCCAGACACTCTCGTCCAGATATTCAACCAACATTGTATTGCAAACAACCTCGGGAAGCAGAAGTTTAATCAAGACTTTTACGCTGGACCATTTAGTGCGAGAGATATTGAAGTGCGTGAAGAAGTAGTCACTTACAAGGGTAGAACATATCCAAGACAGCCGGTCGTATTTGGGCTCGACGTGTTGGAGGAGGGTTTCGGTTTCACCAAGGATTTTTAAAAAAAAATATTAATCAATAGTAATATGAGCCAAAGTGTCCGAGAATTTGTTCGGAAATCTGGCGTGGAAGTTCAAACTCCAAACTCTAACTCTAACTCCAACTCTAATAATGAGTTCGCGAGGGAACTTGAAATGGAGCTAATGAAAGCTGATCGGGAACGAGAACGTACGTCATTCATGCGCACGCCACCCCGACAAATCAGACCAGCGCCTCGTCAAGTAAAGATTCCCGAACGCCTTCAGCGAAACCTAGTCAATAACCGAACGTATGAAGGCATGTTCAAAGAGTTTGAAAACAATTCCCCATTCGAGGATGAGTTTGATGATTTGAACACGAAGACCGAACAAATGATAAACAATATAGCGCGTGAATTTGATGATGTTCCCAATGGGAACATCCCACTTGAGATAAGTAAAATGAACCCTGGTATGTTCAATGCCACAGTCGATTCTGGTTTTGGACAGAAGGACGTTCTCATAAAAATTAATAATATACTCTCGAAAACACCTCTACCCAAAACACCTATAGGTGAAGGTCTTTATGTAGACACACTGGAGATAAAGGGTATTTATGGTCAGTTTACGACGGGTTTCTCACATACAAGGGAAGCTGGTCCTAAAGGGGGTCTCAATAAGAACTTCTTCTCCGCACAGTTGATGCTTACTTTAAGTAATGGTGTTGAAAGTAAGGGTGCTACTGTAAACTTCTACAGAAACGGTAAGATTCGATTCTCAGGTGGATTCGTGGAACTAACAT